GTCATAGACCCTACACGACCTCTTGGCTCCCAATTTAATCGTCCTTCCATCTTTGGACAGACAATTCGTGTTCCACTCCCTTTCTGGTTTACACAGGCTACAGGTTCAGCACTTCCACTCGTTGGACTTCAGTACCATGAATGCGAAGTTCAACTAACACTTAACCCGATTAACCAACTCTATACGGTACTTGATGCCTCAGGATTCCGTGTAGCTCCTGGGGTTCAGACGACGGCATCTGTTGCCAATCTGCGCTCAAATCTTCCGGATTACACTACAATCGTGGATCTCAGCGGACAACTCAATGCCTTCTTAACAGATATTGGCGCAGATGTTCCTGCACTTAATACATGGAATTTACAACCGACTATAGAAACAACCTATATTTACCTGCCTGAGCAGGAACGCACACTTTTCGCATCCACTCCACTCTCCTATCTCCTACACCAACTCACATGGTATCCTTTTCCTGCCCTCTATACTCGTCAAATTCTTGACCTTGAGACACATAATCCAATCGAACGTCTACTCTTTGTGAATCGTCGTTCGGATACCTTACAGTATCGTAATGATTTCAGCAACTGGAGTAATTGGTGGAACTATCCATCAACACCCTACCTACCACCGCCCCGAGCTGTTCCTCTCTTAACACAAGCCTTCTCATCAGGTGTTCTCATTCAATTTGCTCAACTTCAGATTTTACAGAGCCTACGAGTTCTCTGTGATGGTAATGAAATTCAGGAGATGAAACCTGTTGACTATTTTACAAAGGTCGTCCCCTATAAATATACAAGTGGTGACCCTGGTGAAGTACTGCCAATTTACAGTTTCTGTCTTCATAGCCCAGATCACCAACCTTCGGGCTCACTGAATTCGAGCCGTGTTCGTGTGTTTCAAGTAGAAGTAAATCCGTATACACTTCCACCAAATACAACCTATGTATATGATTTAACCATCTATGTTGAGTCTATTAACTTTGTAGAATTCGCGTCAGGTATGGGTGGACTGAAGTATGCTCTATAAATAGGATGGGGCAAGGAGCAAGTCAATTGTTTGATAATCTTACATATAACCCCGATGTTCGGCGTCAAAAGGCGGCCGACCAAAAAGATGCTGCGAAGACTCGTGATACTTACAGAAATACACTAACACAATTACAGACGGATATTCAAAATGATTCTACTGCGGGGACAATTACACCCGAGGGAGCTACTCTTATGCAGGGCGTTGTAGATACTGGAACAGCATGGTTAACACAGAATCCTACAGCACTTTCGGATTCTATTGATGCGCAGAGTCAAGTTACAATGGATGCGATGACAGCGCAAATTAATGCTGATAAGATACGAATTGTCTTTTTCAATGCGCTAAAACTCTGGAATTATACACTTCTACAACTTCAAAACCAGAATCTAGTCTCAGCAGATAAAGTAGTACAGTTCCAAAAAGTACTTGACCAGAATCAAGTCTGGTATACCAAGAATCTAATCTCGCCACTTAGTACGCTTCAAACACAGATTGGAACAATTGCGACAAGTGCGGGTTCTATTTTGAATGAGCCTGCCGCGATTCAACAGATTCAAGCTGCTGCCGCAACTCAAAAATCAGATGGCAGTAGTCTTAATGACCTTATGTCACAGGCCGCAGCAGCCAAAGCAGAAAAAGAGAAACAGGAGGAATCCCAGTTCAGTGGAGACCGTGTGAAGCAGAAAATTTGGGACCAGACCATTTCAGGAATCTTTACAATGCTCTATCTGGTTATTGGTCTATATACAGGCTCACTTGTAGCCAATGATTCAATTGTTCACTCCACACCCGTTCGTGTTGTTTATTTCATCTATGCGACACTTCTCTGGTTTGTAGTACTTCCTTATTATCTCTATCGCTCCTATACACGCCATCCTCCTTTTATGGGAGCCTACCTATTTCCACTCTATCCCTACAATCCTGATGAAGTGAAAAAGGAGTCTTTTTTTGAAGAACTAGTCTGGTACAAGGATATGCCCTTGATTCAAAAAGCCAAAGAAGACTATGCTGCCGCAGCAGAGGCCGTCATAGCAGCACAAAAATCAATAGGTTAAACCCGAATGACAAAGATACAGTTAGAAATGACTCCTATTCTTGTAAGTGTAGTTACACCGACTTACAACAGAAGGCGATTTATCCCGTATCTTATTCGCTGTTATGAAAGTCAGACTCATAAAAAGGAGACAATGGAATGGATTATTCTAGATGATGGTCAGGATAAAGTAAAGGACCTCTTTGATGCTGCGGCAAAGAAAATCCCAAATATTCGGTATATTCCGCTCGATGAAAAATTGACAATTGGTGAAAAACGGAATCGACTCAATGATGAGGCGCAGGGCGCAATTATTATTGCCATGGATGATGATGACTATTATCCACCTGAACGTGTAAGTCATGTAGTTGCACGCTTTGCTAATAATAAAGACATTCAACTTGCTGGTAGTTCAGAAATCTATATGTACTACTCAGATGTGAAAGAGATTTATAAGCTTGGTCCCTATAATCAAAATCATGCCACAAATGGTACAATGGCCTGGAGAAAATCATATGCGGCCAGCCATCGTTATGATGATACAGTTACTCATGCTGAAGAGCGCTCATTTCTCGAAGATTACAAGCATAAGATGATTCAACTGGATCCCTTCAAGGTCATGCTGGTAATGAGCCACAGTGAAAATACATTTGATAAGAAGAAAATGCGCGATGATATTGGAAAGAACCCATTCATAGCCAAAACAAACTACAAGATTAAAGACTTTATAAAAGACTCTGAAATGCGCATTTTTTTTGCGAATGCCTAAAGTTACATCCAAAACGCTCTTTAGTTGAATGATACATAACGCTGATGTATTTACAGATTTATATAATCGACCGTTTGCAAACGGCTGTACCTCGGAATCGCCTATGATTGATCAACCATCAACTATACGTGTCTCCCTTCGCGCACACCAGCGTGCAATTATTTATCAAATGAATACTCTTGAAAGTTCACTACAGAACGGACTTGATATTTCAGGTGAAACACTTTTTAGCCGATATGCGATTCTAGGCGATTCAGTGGGTGTAGGTAAGTCTCTTATGGTCCTTGGTCATATTGCAAGCAAAAAGAATAGTCCGCCGCCTGTCTCTTATAGGTCTCTAAATGATGAATCAATGCCCAATCTCTATAGTCTTAAAACAACAGTTTATCGAGATATATCAAATTCGCCAGCACTTCTTGTTGTACCCCATACATTATTTAGACAATGGGAAGAGTATATTACAAAGCAGACAACGCTTGAGCCGTTTTACGTACGCAGTAAAAGATCTCTTGACTCAAAAATCCTACTAAAGAAAATGATGGAGTCAGATTTTGTACTTGTCAGCAATACCTTGCTGGGCAAACTTCTAGAGGAGGTCCAACATAAAATATATTTTTCTCGAATTTATATCGATGAGGCCGACAGTATTTATGTTCCAAGTACGCAGACTTTTCCTGAAGGAAATTTTATCTGGTTTATTTCAGCAACCTGGCCGAATTTAGTTTTTGAGAACGACAGAGTCTGGTTATCAAATGGACATGTTCAGCGAATTATGCAGCGTCCAGACTTTGCTACGTATGATCCATCCTTTCAGGCACAGTTTGCCGAGGCCCTTGTGACTGGCCGCGGGTATTTTTCACGCTATACCGCGCGTTCAGGACTCTATCTACGAAACTATCTACGAAATCATCATCCGTTTCGGTCACAAGTTGTACTTCGATGCCGCGACTCCTTTATTCAGGAATCCATTTCACTTCCTCCACTCTTTACACAGACCATTCTCTGCGAACCCACTGTAGCGCAGAGAATTTTATCATCGGCAATTCCTACAAATATACAGAATCTTCTAAATGCAGGTGATATAACCTCAGCCTTGACGGCTCTAGGTGTTCCATCCGATTCACCCATGAATCTTATTCAGGCCGTCACAGAGCACCGTCAGAAGGAACTCAAGCGGCTAGAGCGTCTCTATGTGTTCAAGTCTGAGGAGGAGTATGCATCACCTCAAGTGAAGGAGCAGGCGCTGGCAAACCTACAGGGAAAGATTAATGGTCTCAAGGAGCAGATTGAGAGTATTAAGCAGCGCATTGAGAATTATAAAAAGGAGATTTGCGCAATCTGTTTTGATGAGCCAAATGATGCCGTGCTGACACCCTGCTGCTCTCGTATCTTCTGTGGTGGTTGTATCCTGATGAGCCTGAGCCGTATTCAGGGCTGCCCTATGTGTAGGTCACCTATACAAGTGGCTGCTCTACAGGGTGTTTCAGATAAAATGGCCGCACCGAAGCCTGTAGCAGCGGTAGCACCCGCTCCACCTAAGAAGATTGATGCGCTACTAAATTTAATTCGGTCACACCCTACAGATCGATTTCTTGTCTTCAGTCGTTATGAAAATCCTTTTAGAATGATGCAGGAGACTTTAGAGGCTGAGAGAATCACGGTCGAGACAGTAAAGGGTAATAAAGATGTTATTAATAGTGTTCTTCACAAGTTCGATAGTGGTGAGTCACGAGTCTTATTACTCAACTCAAATCACGCAGGCGCCGGTCTAAATATCACATCGGCGACCTATGTAGTTCTATGGCATGCTATGACGACTGAGGAGGAGAAGCAGATTCTGGGGCGCGCATATAGAATGGGACGGAATGCTCCGTTGAATTTTATAAAATTGGTGCATCCTGATGAAGTTCGTAACTAAAGTTACGAACAAATCCCTTGCGGGGAAGTTCGGAGCTGAAAGCTCCTGCGGCCACCCACCTAAGACAAAAAACCACACATATAGTAATGCGTGTTGCTATTTGTCTCTTCGGTCAACCACGAAATTATAAAAAAGGCTATGATACCATTAGTCAATTTATTACACAGCAAAAGAATATCACTGCTGATTTTTTCTATCATGCCTGGACCTTAGAGCCTGGTCGCATCTACCCAACCTCTCCTTACAGAAATATTAGTATAAATAATCTAATTTATAACAAAAATACAATTACCGAACTAAATCAACTCTATAAACCTATAGCCCATCTCTACGAAACACAGAAAACAGATTTTTCTCCTCAGCAATTTGAAACAACTCTCGCCTATAAAAATACAGTGACTCCATCAAAAAAAGAAAATATGAATAATGTTCTTTCGCAGATGTATTCAAGGTCAGTCGTGCGTAATTTACTTAATCAGCATATTCTCACAACCAAGATATATTATAATACGGTTATTATAACTCGATTCGATTATGGAGGTCCACTCAATTTCAAACTTGGTGATCTCGACCTCTCATACACCCATGTAGCAGGAAAAAACTATCCACAACGATGTATTTTGCCTGATACATTTATTATGGCTCCGCAGCAAGTTTTTCTTGATTGGTTTACCATCTACGAAAATATGGACCGCGTATTGAATACAGAAGATATCTATGTGCGTGCTAAGAAATACGGAGAACTAATTCAACTAAACGGCGAAGAAATTATTATGGCCCACTATCTATTTCATCATATAGACCTCAGTCGAGTAAAGTATGTTCCCTTTATTCCAATCGGACTCTAGACAGGCCGTCCCTGCAACAGTGTATCCGCAGTCGCCATATTAAATCGTAAATTATTCAAGCGCCGTTTTCTGTCAATCTTGAGACCTTCTCCTAGAAGTAACTCCAGATCGGCTCCCATGGAACTGAGTCGAATCGGTAGATCGCGCGAATCTGAGAGTTCGCAAAGAAGTTTCCAGGCATTGAACATTCCAGACTGGCGAGTTAGTACAGAGGTATAGCGCATTCCACTTGCCTCAGGTACAACAGCATCCGCAGCAGCAGGATACCTCTCTGTTAAGTGGAGTCCCAAGTTCTTAAGTTTCAATGCATGAGAAAATGGCAGTAGATTCCAACATTGATAGAAGAAAGCCCAGTAATCTGCGCGGTCTGATTCAGCAAGTGAATCAAAGAGTTCCACATACGTCTTCCAGAGTTCACTGCGGTCACCCCCTGTTGCGAAAAGCCGCTCAGGTAGATTCTCTGCTGCTACAAGTCCTGCAAGATTACCTTCATTATTTTCAATATCAAGTTCAATCCAACTATGCCAAGGATTCCAGAGACACCACCAGGCAATAGGTAGAACTCCTTCTGGATATTCACTCAGTTCCGTCTCCTCTTCAAGGCCGGCCACATAGCGTTTCAGTGCGCGAAGATCACCTGACAGTTCACTTCCCTTCTCCCAACTCGGTGGCAGCGAGCACTGAAGCCATTTCTCTACAATTCCACGCGGCGCAGGACCCACTTCGAAGGTTGTACAGAGTTTTGAGATTTGTAGAAGTGACCGGTTTTCAAGACTATTACTAATCAAAATCAATGGATTTCCAGGATTTGCCTGCGTCCACCCTCGTAAATAGGTTGTCAATTCGGATAAGCCACCTTTTTCACCTGAACTAAGTCCATCAATTTCATCCAATAACACGCCAATACCACCTTTTTTTCCAGTTGTCATCTGTTCAAGGACTCCGCCTTGGCATAAGAGTGGTAGAATTGTCTTACGAAAGGAAGTACCTGAACGTGTATGACTCGCATTAAACTCCACCACCTTGAGTCCGTTCGCATGAAAAAGGCGATAGGTTAGAGTCGTCTTTCCAACTCCAGGGGCTCCATATAGAAGTGCTGCCGCAGTAGGGCGTTTCTCAATCCAGGCATGAAGCTTTGCTTCTAGGTCGGGATGTAGACATACATCTTTCATCTGCATTCTAGACTACCTCTAGAGTTCCTCTTAGACCACTTAGAAACTCGGAAAAGGAGGTTTGATATTCGCAGCAGAAATACCATCATAAATACCTTCCCATGTGAGTCCGGATGCCATTAATAGAGGCTGGTAAAGGGTCGCAGTGTTCGTCTGAGTTAAAGGAAGATAGTTTCCAGGATGACTCGTATTTACAGCACTTGAGTCAGTAAAGCGAGGAAATTTACTCACACCCATTGCATCTACACAATAGTAATTTGTACCCACTTGTTTCAAACTGAGGAAATCCGGACAATAGTTAATCTGGGGAGGCCAACTCTGTGTAGTCGAAGTAGCCCCAAAAAATGTCGTATTTAGACGAAGCCCGCTAAACCAGCGAAGTCCAAAAAAGATTAAGGTCGCAAGAGCCGCAAGTAAGAAGCCAGCCCCTGCATAGAACTTGCCGCTCTGCATAAAATAATAGGGTACAC